ATAATATTAAATGCACAATACAGAATTTTTAGAGATGTACCAATTGATGCAGATAGAAAACAACAATTAGGTAATTTTGTTGCTGGTCAAGAGTCTATTAACTGTCCTGCAGGAGCTGTATTTATAAGAGGCATACAGGTTTATGATACAGCAGGATCAGAGATTACAGGAGCTAACAGATGGCTAGAGAAAAAAGATGTAACATATCTTCAAGAGTATCAGGATGTTACAGGAACAGCAGCAGCTCAAGGTCAACCTAAATATTACGCTATGTTTGGTGGTGCTACAGGAGAATCTGACACTACATCAGGTAGAATATTTGTAGCCCCAGTTCCAAATACTACATATAGATTTAGAGTTCATTTTAATAAAATGCCAGATCTTTTAGAGAATGATGATACCAATTATATTAGTCTTAATTTTCCAAATGGCTTATTATATTGCTGTTTATCAGAGGCATATGGGTATTTAAAAGGTCCTGTAGATATGTTGACTTTATACGAAAATAAATATAAACAAGAGGTACAGAAGTTTGCAATTGAGCAAACTGGTAGAAGAAGACGAGACGATTATACTGACGGAACTGTCAGATTTAAAATTGAATCTTCTTCACCATAACAGGAGATTATTATGGCAATATCATCAGCAATATGTTCAAGTTTCAAACAGGAACTTTTACAAGGTAAACACAGTTTTGAATCTTCAGGTGGACACACTTTTAAAATTGCTTTATTCACAAGTTCAGCATCTTTAGGTGCTGCTACGACTGACTACTCAACATCAAATGAGATCACAAATACATCAGGTTCTGCATATACTGCAGGTGGAGCAACTTTAACAAACTCTGGTGTATCTTTATCTTCAACAACTGCATTTACAGATTTTTCAGATGTAACTTATTCATCCGCTTCTTTCACTGCAAACGGAGCTTTAATCTATAACACAACAACAGATGGTGGTTCAGGAACAACTGATGCTGTTTGTGTTATTGCATTTGGTGGCGATAAAACAGCTAGTAATGGAACTTTTAAAATAGAGTTTCCAACAGCAGATTCTTCTTCAGCAATAATCAGATTAGCGTAGGAGGTCGACTATGTCGACGACTTCAGGATGGGGCAGGTTTACCTGGGGCCAAGCTTATTGGAACGCAGACACAACTTTAAAAACAGGTTGGGGTGCACAAGCCTGGAATGATGGTGAGTGGGGCGAACTCAAAGACGCAACAATATTTCCAACAGGTTTATCTATAACATCTAGTGTTGGCTCAGTTGACGTACCAGATCAAATAATTACACCTTCAAGTTTTGAAATAACATCATCACAAGGTGAAGCTTTTGTTCCTGTAAATGTAGAAGGGGTATCAGCAACATTTTCGATTGGTTCAGTATCTGTAGTAGATATGCAGGTAGGTCTAACTGGTCAATCCACAACAACTTCTGTTGGTTCTGTATCTGTTAATGACATGACTCTTGGTCTAACAGGTCAGGAGTTTACTGCAAGTCAGGGAACAGCGAAAGCACCAAATGAAACAGCAATACTATCTGGTGTATCAATCACATCAGAACAAGGAACAGCACAAGGTATTTCCTCACAAGAAGCAACATTAACAGGAGTGTCTTTCAGCGCTAGTGTTGGTAGTGTTACGATACCAAATGATGTAGTTCAAATATCTGGATTAGAAGCTACTTTCGCTCAAGGAACGATTGTCGGATTAGGTGGAGCTGTGGCTCAACCAACTGGTCAATCAGCTACGGCATCTGTAGGTTCTTTGACAATAGAAGAGGGTCTAGGATTAACTGGTCAATCATTTAGTGCTAGTGTTGGATCTATATCACTGACCGATATTATTGTCGGATTAGATGGTTTCTCAATAACATCTAATGTGGGAGCTGTAGATATCTTTGCATATGGTGATGTTGACACTGGTTCAAATACATCATATAGTAATGTTTCGACAGGTTCGAATGATACATATTCGGATGTTGCAACTGGATCAAATACAAGTTATAGTGACGCTGCATAGGAGATAATTTATGGCATCTACATTTACGCCTTTAGGGGTAGAACTTCAAGCAACTGGTGAAAACGCCGGTACATGGGGAACGAAGACTAATACTAATTTACAAATCATAGAACAGATAGCTGGTGGTTACGTTGCTAAAGATATAGCAGGTGGTGCACAGACGACTGCTTTAGCTGTTTCTGATGGATCAACTGGTGCAGAATTATCTCACAGAATGATTGAGTTTACAGGAACAATCACAGGTAATCAAATTGTAACAATACCTTTAGATGTGCAAACTTTTTACTTTTTAAGAAACTCAACATCAGGTGCATATACAGTTCAATTTAAATATGCTTCTGGTTCAGGAGACTCGTTTACTTTTTCAGCCACAGATAAAGGTGATGCTATTGTATTTGCAACTGCAAGTGATAGCACTAACCCTAATATTGATACAATAGCTTTAGGTATTTCAAACATAGTAGAGGATACAACACCGCAACTTGGTGGTAATCTAGATACTAATTCTTTCATGGTAGATTTCGATGATGCTCACGGTATCAGAGATGAGAATGCAAACGAACAATTGATTTTTGAGACAACTTCCTCTGCGGTAAACCATGTAGATGTAACAAATGCTGCAACAGGAAATGGTCCACAGATAGGGGCCGTTGGTGATGATACTAATATCAGTTTAAAATTAAGGCCAAAAGCAACCGGTAATATCGAGGTTATGGGTGCAACAAACCCAGGCTCAATTCAGCTCAATTGTGAATCTAATTCGCATGGGATTAAGTTAACCAGTCCACCCCACAGTGCTGGACAGTCATATGAGATTAAATTCCCTACAGGAAATATAACAGCAGGCACATTTTTAAAGGTAGATAGCGTTTCTGGGTCAGGAACCAGTGGAGTTGGTACATTAACCTTTGATTCTTCACCAGCAACAACAGGAAAAGCTATTGCAATGGCAATCGTATTCGGATAAAAGGAGTAAATTATGGCAAACCCAAATATAGTATCAGTAACAAGTATTAAAGGTGAATCGGTAGGATTTAATTTATCAGCTACCACTACAACAACTTTAATGACAGTGTCTTCTGATAAATTAATAAAAATAAATAGAATAACAGTTGCAAACGTAGATGGAACTAATGCAGCTGACGTAACTGTTTCGGTTACAAAATCAAACTTTACTTCAGATGGTATTACCAACTTTGATACTTCTGGAACTTTTCACATAGCAAAAACAATATCTGTTCCAGCTGACGCAACGTTAGTATTACTTGACACACCGATATATTTAATGGAAGCAGATGTCCTAAAAGGTGGAGCAAGTGCTGCCTCAGATTTGGATTTATTCGTATCATATGAAGTCATAGACGACGCGTAGGAGTCCACTGATGGAGCGAAAGGAAGTAGCTAATGAACCAAGATAACGGTGGAGTCATAGGAAAAATAAATACACCAACAACAACTCTGGCCTCAGGTGTATGGTCTTTAGATAGTCAGTTTGATTCACAAGCATCATCTATATGGCCTCTTGCCTTTCCACAAGTAACTTTTACTAATTCATGTAGATTTAATGACGATGATTCAAATTACCTAAATAAAACATTCTCAGGTAATGGCAATAGAAGAACATTTACATTATCTTGGTGGTTTAAAAATATGGGTGGAAATGTTCACATGAAATCAGGATCAAGTGGAGATTTTTTTACTTTAGATAATAATAGTAACAGACTTAGACTTAATGGTGCTGATTCATCAGTAGACAAATTTCAACTTATTTGTAATAGAGTATTTAGAGATCCATCAGCTTGGTATAATTTTGTTGCGGCTTTTGATACAACACAATCAACATCTAGTGACAGGGTGAAATTTTATGTAAATGGTTCTCAGGTTACTTCTTTTGCAGTAGAAAATTACCCAACACAAAACTATGAGACTCAATGGGGTAATAGTTCACTTTCACATGGAATAGGTGCTAGACCAGATGGTAATCATTATTTTGATGGTTACATGACAGAAATTATTTATGTTGATGGACAACAACTCACACCATCTTCATTTGGTTTAACAAATCCTGTTTCAAATATTTGGGAACCCAGAGCGTACACAGGAACCTATGGTACTAATGGATTTAAATTAAATTTTTCTGATTCATCAAATTTAGGTGATGATACTTCAGGAAATGGAAATGATTTTACTGCTCAAAATATGTCAAGTACTAATCAGTCGACTGATACCTGTAGCAATAACTTTGCAACATTTAATCCGGTAGTAAATGCAGCTGGAAACAATTTAACTTTATCAGAGGGTAATTTAAAAGTAACTAGCGGAAGTAATAATTGGAACTCAGCTATAGGAACTATTGCTGTAAATTCAGGCAAATGGTATTGGGAAGTTAAAATTATAAATGCAACATATAATTATAATCATGGTGTATTTTCTTTAATTACAGGAGATATAAATGATACAGATAATCCCATGAACCAAACAGGATATAGTGGTTTTTACAATACAGATGGTGGAGAAACTAGAATTGATGATACAGTATCTACAAGTGATTTTGGAACATTTGCAGCTAATGATATTTTAGGTTTCTATCTTAATGCTGATGACAATCAATTTACTATTTATAAAAATGGTAGTTCTCATGTTTCCGCAACTAATTTAGGCACAGGAAGAACTGATTTAGTTCCTATTGCAGTTCATTATAATGGAGGGGTATCAGACTATAATTTTGGTAATTCACCGTTTAGCATTTCATCAGGAAACGCAGATGCCAATGGTTATGGTAATTTTGAATATTCTCCTACAATAGGAGGAGTAAATTATTATGCCCTTTGCACCAAGAACCTAGCGGAGTTTGGAGGATAGATGGCTGATTATACAACTATAGATAATCCGACAAAACATTTTAATACTGTTTTGTATAGTGGTACTGGTTCCTCTAATTCTGTAACGGGTGTTGGTTTTCAACCTGATTGGGTTTGGTTAAAACATAGAAATGGTGTAAATAATCATTGTGCGTATGATGCAATAAGAGGTGTTCAACAAACAATTCATCCAGATTTAACTAACGCTGAATCCACAGATGCAAATAATTTAACTGCATTTGGAACAGATGGATTTACCGTGGGTTCAGGAACTAACGTCAATGGTTCTAGTGGAACTTATGTATCCTGGAACTGGTTAGGTGCAAATGGAACTACTTCAAACTCAGATGGAAGCATAACATCAACAGTATCTGCAAATCAAACTGCTGGATTTAGTGTTGTTACTTATACCTCTAATAGCACCAGTTCAAACGAAACAGTTGGTCATGGACTTGGAGTAAAACCTGATATGGTAATTACTAAAAATAGAGATTCTGGATATAATTGGGATATTTATCATTCTAGTTTAGGATACAACGCTAATTTAACATTTACTACTGATGCAACAAGATCAGGTGCTTTTGGTACTTCAGAGCCAACTTCAACTGTTTTTAGAACAAGTCCTAGTTTTACTACTAATCTTACAAATAAATACGTGGCTTACTGCTTTGCAGAAAAACAAGGCTACTCAAAATTTGGAAAATGGACAGGTAACGGACAAAGTTCTGGACCATTTATATACACAGGATTTCGTCCAGCTTTTCTCTCTTGGAAAATGAGTAGTTCTACAGAAAATTGGTACATAAATGATAATAAAAGAGAGCCATTTAATGATGATGCTATGACAGTTTTATATCCTAATTTAAATAATGCAGACGGCAATTTAAATGATGAGATCGATTTATTATCTAATGGTTTTAGAATAAATGGCACTAACTCTGCGCACAATACAGATGGTGCAACATATATCTATTGGGCGTTTGCAGAGCACCCATTTGTAACATCAGGAACCAAAGCAGCGGGGACGGCAAGATAATGTCTAGAAAAAACGGAGGAATAATCGGACCAGCAAACACACCAGTCGGAGGACTGATGTCAGGAGTGGCAGGTGGTGTGTGGAGAATGAATGATCTTTTAGATTTTGTCAGCAACAATCAGTGGCCATTGACACCTCAAGATATAGAGAACTCAACAAGGTTTAATGATGGAAGTTCGGATTATTTAAGCAGAACACCTAGCAGTGCAGGAAATAGAAAAACTTGGACATGGAGTGGTTGGGTTAAGCGTGGAACTATTGGTGCAAATTCTATATTTGAAGCTGGCACTGCATCAAATAATAGTCTTGGGTTTCAATTTGAAAGTGGCACAGACCAGTTACAATTTTTTGTTTACAATGGATCAAGTGTTACTGTAAATGTAAAAACTACTCAAGTATTTCGTGATGTATCTGCTTGGTATCACCTAGTTGTTGCATTTGATACAACACAAGGAACAGCATCTAATAGAGTAAAATTATATGTAAATGGCTCACAAGTAACTGATTTAGCCGCAACTACTTATCCATCACAAGATACAGACTATAATATTAATAATACAAATGTACACGAACTTGGTCGAGCTGTTTTTGGTAGTAGTAATTATTTTGATGGTTACATGGCTGAAGTGGTTTTAATAGATGGACAAGCACTAGACCCAACATCATTTGGTGAATTTGATTCCACAACAGGAATATGGAAGCCTAAAAAGATAGGTGCACAATTTGCAGCTGGGGGAGGTGCGGGAACAAACGGATACTATCTTGATTTTAAAGATAGTTCAAATCTGGGCAATGATGCATCAGGAAATAATAATGATTATACTGTTAATAATCTAACAAGCATAGATCAGACTACTGATACCTGTGTTGAAAATTTTGTAACATTAAGTCCTTTAGCAACAACCACTACACAAGGAACTGTATCGCAGGGTAATTTAGAATTTGATAGATCTGGAAGTAGTGATGGTTGGGTAAGTATTCTTTCAACAATTGCTGCATCTTCTGGTAAATATTATGCAGAAGTAAAAATTATAGATGTTGGTTCTCCATCACAAGGTTGTGTATTAGGATTTTTAAATTGGGACAAAACAAATATAATGAATTCTTCATCTACTTATTTAGGTGCTGCCACTGCTGATGCAGGTATGGGTTGGTATTCAGTCGGAAATGTATTTAGACAAGGTGGTCATGTCAATATTATAAATAGCTATACTGATAATGATATAATAATGTTAGCTATGGATTTAGATAACGGATATTGTTATTTTGGAAAAAATGGTAGTTGGGAAAATTCAGGTGATCCAACATCAGGTTCTACTGGGACAGGTGGATACGCAACAAGTAATATGACAGCTGGTGGAACTTATTGTTTTGCAGCATCTTGTAGAGAAGCGGGAAATGTACAATTTAATTTTGGTAATCCTCCATTTTCAATATCATCAGGAAACGCAGATGCTAATGGATTTGGAAACTTTGAATATGCTCCGCCATCAGGATACTATGCGTTAAACACATCTAACCTAAATACTTATGGATAAAAATTATGGCTTATAGTTCGATTACAAAACCAAGTGATTATTTTAATACCATCACCTATACAGGAAATGATACAGATGGAAGAACCATAACAGGAGTTGGTTTTCAACCTGATTGGACTTGGGTTAAAGCTAGAAGTAATGCATTTTCAGATTATATTATTGATGCTATTAGATATGATAGTGGTTCATCTAAATATTTAAAATTAGATTCTTCTGGAACTGCTGCAGAGGAAACACCTGGTGCTGCAGGTTGGATTTCAACATTAAATGCAGATGGTTATGTATGTAAAAATGGAACATCTAACACAAATAACTGTAATGAAAATAGTGTAACTTATGTTGCATGGAATTGGTTGGCTGGAAATGGAACTGCCTCAAATTCCGATGGAGGAACATCATCAACTGTATCTGTAAATACTACTGCTGGACTTAGTATTGTTGGGTGGTCTGGCGCAGGATCGGCTACTACTGTGGGGCACGGATTGGGAGTAGCACCTAAAGTAGTATTAGTAAAAAATAGAAGTGAAGTTTATGGTTGGCAAATGTATCATGAATCTCTTGGAAATGGAAAATATGTATCTCTAAATAGCACAGATGCGGTAGCTACTTCTTCACAATCTTGGAATGATACCTCACCAACATCTTCTGTATTTTCTGTTGGAGCTAGTGATTCAAATAATAAAAGTGGAAACAATATAATTGCATATTGCTTCGCAGAAAAACAAGGCTATTCAAAATTTGGAAGCTACACAGGAAATGGTGGCACAGATGGAACATTTATTTATACAGGATTTAAACCAGCTTGGGTGATGGCAAAAAGAACAGATTCATCTAGTTCAGGAGCATGGGTTATGTGGGATAACAAAAGAAGCACATTTAATCCATGTGATGAATATTTGGTAGCCAACACAAGTGATGCAGAGAGTACAACTGGCACTCCAATAGATATATTTTCAAATGGATGGAAGCCAGGATCAGCAGGAGCTTGCAATATATCAGGTGGATCATTTATATATCTGGCTTTTGCAGAAAACCCATTTGTGGGTAATGATTCTGGGACCGCGGTGCCAGTAACGGCTAGATAAATAGCTATGGACAATAAATATAAAATATAATAAAAGGAGAACAACATGTATGCAAAAGTAGAAAATAATCAGATCGTAAGAGCAAACTCTAGTCTTGGAGCATTCGGCATACCAATCAGTTCAACTGTGGCCGAAAGAGAGGCTCAGGGCGTTTATGAGATCATATACGATAATACAAATCTAAAAGATTCAAGATACTATTGGAATGGTGCAGAGTCTATGGTATTTGCAAATAATGCTGTCACTGCAAGTTATGCACCAGCGACAGGCAAAGACGTAGAAGATAAAAATGCAGTTGATGAAGATGGTAATAATGTTCTAGATGAAGACGGTAATCAGATGATTATCAAAGGTCTAAAAACTATATTTAAAGAAGAAGTAAAGGCACAGGCTAAAAATTTATTATCATCAAGTGACTGGTATGTAATTAGAAAAGCAGAAGATGCTGGATCTACAATACCTGCTGACATAGCTACTTACAGAGCAGCTGTTAGAACCAGATCTAATGAGATGGAAACAGCGATCGATGGTGCAGCTGATGCAGCGGCTATGGAAGTTTTGTATACATATACCAATACAGGAACAGAAGAGAGCCCTGTTTATACTAGACCTTTGGGTGAGTGGCCTAAACTTTAATAGTCTTTAAAGATATTGCTTCTCCATAAAAACTAATATAGAACCTAAAAAGGTAGGTTTTTTATGTTACAAAAAATAGGTTTTGCACCAGGAATCAATAAACAGATCACAGCAACAGGAGCAGAGAGTCAGTGGATTGACTGTGATAATGTTAGGTTTAGATATGGCACACCTGAAAAAATAGGTGGTTGGAAACAATTGGGAGACGATGCTCTTACTGGTGCAGGTAGAGGACTTCATCATTTTGTAAATAGTTCAGCTAGAAAGTATGCTATCATCGGCACAAACAGGATTTTATATGCATTTTCTGGTGGTGTGTTTTATGACATACATCCGATTAAATCTACAACAACGCTTACAAGTGCATTCACCACGACCAACGGATCAACATCTGTTACAATAACTTTTAGTGGAGATCATGGTATATCAGCACAAGATATAATTTTATTAGATACTTTCTCTTCAATTACTGATTCTAATTTTGCAGCTGCAGATTTTAATAATAAAAAATTCATGGTGACTACTGTCCCTAATGCTACAACTATCACAATTACAATGCCATCAGCAGAGTCAGGATCTGGTGCAACAACATCAGGTGGGATTAGAGTTCAACATTATTATCCTGTAGGACCAGCTGTACAGGCAAAAGGTTTTGGTTGGTCACTTGGAACTTGGGGTGGTGAGGTTGCAGGAGAACCAACAACAACTTTATCTGCAGCAATAAACTCCTCAACAACAACTGGTATTACATTAGCAGATGTATCACAATTCCCAGATACAGGTACAAATTTTATAAAAGTAGGAACAGAAGAAATATCTTATACAGGCATTAGCACGTCTAATGAATTAACAGGTGTTACAAGAGAAGTCAGAGGTACAACTGCTGCATCACATGGTGCAGGAGATGCAGTCACTAGCACTACAAACTTTGTGGCCTGGGGTGAGGCAGCATCAGGTGATTTAGTATTAGAACCTGGTATGTGGTCACTTGATAATTTTGGTGACAAGGCAATCTGTCTAATACATGATAGTGCTGTATTTGAATGGAACTCTGCAGCAGCAGATGCAACATCAAACAGAGCTACAATTATAACTGGTGCACCCACTGCATCAAGACACATGTTAGTATCTACACCAGACAGACACTTAGTATTCTTTGGAACAGAAACAACGATTGGAGATACATCAACACAAGATGATATGTTTATAAGATTCTCTGATCAGGAAGATATAAATACCTACACACCTACAGCAACCAATACAGCTGGTACACAAAGACTGGCTGACGGATCACAGATCAGAGGAGCGATTAGAGGTAGAGATTCAATTCTTGTTTGGACTGACACAGCTTTATTTACTATGCGTTTCGTTGGTCAACCATTTACATTTGCATTCGCACAGGTTGGAACACACTGTGGACTTGTTGGACAGAATGCTTGTGTTGAAGTTGATGGTGCTGCATATTGGATGTCAGAGAATGGTTTCTTTAGATATGCTGGTAAATTAGAATCACTACCATGTTTGGTAGAGGATCACGTTTATGATAATATAAATCTAGAGTCTGGTAATCAGATGGTATCAGCAGGTCTAAACAATTTGTTTGGTGAGGTTATGTGGTTTTATCCAACGACTGGATCTAGTGTCGTAAATAGAATGGTCTGTTATAATTATTTTGATTCAGCACCACAGAGACCAGTATGGACTGTGGGCACGCTTGCTAGAACAATGTGGCAGGACTCCGCAGTATTTGGTAGCCCACATGCAACAGAATACACTGCTGGTAATGATTCATCTTTTGATGTTGTGGGCAACACAGAGGGTAGAACAATATACTATCAACATGAAACAGGGACAGATCAGGTTCAAGGTGGATCAACTACGGCTATTGTTGCAAGTATATCTTCTGGGGATTTTGATATAAGTCAGAGAAGAAGTGTAACTGGTCAAACGACTGGAACAGCAGATCTTAGAGGAGATGGTGAATTTATAATGAAGATAAGAAGGTTTATACCTGATTTTATATCACAGACTGGCAACACACAGGTGACACTACAATTAAGAGATTTTCCAAATGATAGTCAGGCTAGTTCTGCACTAGGACCATTTACCGTATCATCATCTACTAAAAAAGTGGATACACGTGCAAGAGCAAGAGCTATTGCATTAAAAATAGCTAATACAACAACTAATCAAAGTTGGAAACTAGGCACCTTTAGATTAGACATACAACCGGATGGTAGACGATAATGAGTGTATTAAATAGAGATGTGTTTAATGAATATAATTTAAATTATGATCCAGTAGGTTTAAGAAATATTTCATTACCAGATTCTTTTTTTACTCCTGCTTTTGCACCAGAGCCAGATGACATAGAGGCTATAATAGAGGCTAGGAAAAACAGAGATATTTTAAATAGGCAAGGTTTATTATCTTTGGATGATGCAGGACTTACTATAAGTCCGTATGAAGAATTTACAGAAGTAGCTAAACCAGGATTAAATATAGATTTTGCAAGACAATTGGGATCAAGTGCTCTTGGTTTATTAACAGCTAATCCTATTGTTGGATTATTAGCTAGAGGTATAGGTGCTCTTGGAGATAGATTTGATTTACCAGGAAGAGTAGGTGGTGCTGATCTAAGAGGAGATACAGGTTTTGATACGTTTAGACGATCAACTAGTCTTGCAGATTTTTTTCAAAGACGAAGAGATAAAAAAGCAAGAGAAGAGGCTGCAAGAATAGGTGCAGCAAAACAAAAAGCAATAATTGCAGGCCAACAAGTAGATACTGGAGGAGGTCCGGGAAGTAGACCTGGAGGTTTTGGAGAAGGTGCAGGTGATTTTAGCCCTTCAGACCCAACAGCAACAGAAGGTAGTTTCTAATGGCAAAGATAGTACAAGTATTAACAAGACCAAGTAAAGAATATGATTTGTTTACAGCAGAGGCACAGGTCAGAGATCTTGATGCAATTGTAGAAAAATTGAATACAACGTTTCAACAGGAATTAAAAGATGAGGTAGAGGCATTTAACTTCTTTTTACAATAATGGCTAATAGTTTTATAAATAAAAAAGCAGACCTAACTACAACAGATCTAACAACACTATACACGGTGCCTAGTTTTAAGACAGCTGTCGTTAAATCATTGTTAGTATCCGAGGATGCCGGATCAGGGACCACGATAACAGTAACATTGGTTGATGCTAGTGGTAATATATTTAGTTTATTTAAAACAAAAACCATATCGGGTAACGCTACAACAGAACTTTTATCTCAGCCTCTTGTAATGGAGGAAAGTGAGATACTTAAAGTACAGGCTGGTGACGCGAATGAGCTGCACGTCATAGCTTCAATATTAGAAATACAGCCAAGAGAGGTAACATCATAGTGAGAGTAATAGAACCAAAAGAAGTGATAGAAGAGATTTATAACCTTAGAACAGGTGAAAAATACAAGAATGATGAGGAATGGAAGGCAAAAGGCATACCTGAATCAGAGATAAGAAAAGATGTCAGGGTTATTATGCCGAGCCTTGATTTATTTGGAGAAACAAAATAAGATAGTACGATGGCGATATCTAGAATGCAACAACCCAGACAGATGTACGGACTTGGAAGCTTTGTTAAAAAAGTTACAAGAAAAGTTACTAGGCCTATAACTAAGGTAGCTAAGAAAATAGTGCCAAAAGAAATAGCGGGTATTATGAGAGTTGCTGCACCTTTCTTGCCACCAGGATATAGAGAAGCAGCATACTTATTGGGAACAGCGAGACAGACTGGTAGAATTAGTCCTGTAGATTTAGCATTAGCCGCTGCACCTACATTTTTTGAAAAAACACAAACTGGACAAAATTTATCTACTTCATTTAAAGGGACAAGAGCAGGAGAATTTTTATTAGGTAAAGCACCTCCAAGTTTAGATGCAGCCATGGCTGGAGAGGCAGGAACAACTGGTTTATTGGGAACGGGTGGTGAATTATTTCAGTTTGGAGAAGGTATGGGTCCAGCAGCTTTTAGAGATCAAACTAAATTAGGTAGTCTGTTATTAGGTGGTAAAGAACCAGGAACTTTTAGTAAATCTAAATTAGCAGGTTTAGGAATAGGGACGCTATCATTGGTAACAGCTGCTGAAACACCAAGAGAAGCAGGAATAGCACTGGCCAACCAAACAGGAAATCCTGAAGATCGTGCTAGAGGTGAAGAATTATTTTCATTAATAAAACCAGAATTATTTAGGGTTCCAGAAAGATTTAGATTACCTGTACCAGCAGCTAATGGTGGTTTAATGAGAACTAATTATGCAATAGGTAGTGAAGATCCAAAACCTGTAAATCCTTTTGGACCAAAACCAACAGGACCTGTATTACCAGAAGAAGATAAACCATTTAGACCAAAACCATTAAAACCTATAAAAATGTCTGAAGACAATGAAGAAAACATGATGATGGCTGGTATGGATAGAAAGATGGCAGCCCAAATGTTAGCAGATGAATTAGCTGAAGAAGAATTTGGCATGGATTTTTATGACCTTGATATACGAACACAAATGAAAATATATCAAATAGCATTAGATATGATTGATGAAGGAGGTGGTAATGCTATGGGTGGACTACCAAATAACAGAATGAATTTTGCTCTTGGAACAAAACCCACTGCTGAAGAAAGTGGTCTAGGAGGGCTTCCAATTGAAGCAGATATGAGGTATACTGGTGGCTTCATGCCATACGGCGCAAAAGAAAAAGCCGATGACGTGCCTGCTAGATTAAGCAAAAACGAATTTGTATTTACTGCCGATGCTGTGAGAGCAGCGGGTGGTGGTAGTGTCAACAAAGGTGCTAAAAGAATGTATCAAACTATGAAACAATTAGAAGCAAAACCTGAAGCGAAAGGAATGATGGCATAATGGCTGAAACAGTAACACAGATACAACAAGCACCAGATTATTTAAGACCTGGTATAGAACAATTTTTAAGCGCTGCTACACAACAAGCAGTTGATCCAATTGATACATCCAAATTTGCACCATCCGTAGTTGGATTAGGTGCATTACAACAACGAGCACAACAACAAGCAGCAACACAGGCTGGTCTCGGCACATTACAATTTGATCCTACAACAGGAGCGGTCTCAGGTGTAACAGGAACAGGAGTTGCAGGGTTCCAACCGTTTTTAACAGATGCACAAACTACTTTAGCTGGTGTATCACCAATGATAGCACAAGCAGCAACTAGAACAGGTCCTACTGCATTTCAAGCTTTTGAATCACCGTATCAGACAGCAGTTAGAGATGCCACGCTTGCACAATTTGATGAACAGGCAAAGGCAAGGAGACAAGGTATCAGAGATCAAGCAGCTACATTAGGTGCGTTAGGAGCTGGTAGAACAGGTGTTCAATTATCAGAGTATGATAGAAAGTCTGATATGGACAGGGCGTTATTACAAGCACAATTAAATCAGGCAGGATTCACACAGGCCAATCAATTAGCAGCACAAGCATTTCAACAACAAGGACAATTAGCAGGATTACAATCAGGACTTGCTAATCAACAATTAGGTTTAGCTCAAATACAACCACAGTTAGCAGCAGGTGCAATAGGCATGGCACAAGGTCTAGGACAATCCGATCTGGCGTTTAGACAGGCTATACAGGATGCACAGACACAAGCTAATAGAATGGCTGCGTTTGAACCGATTGATAGACTAGCAAGATTTGGACAAGGATTAACGGGAGTAGGTGGCATGTTAGGATCAGTGCAAACTCAGACAGGACCATCAGCACCGGTTCAAAGTCCACTGGCAGGAGCATTACAAGCAGGTATAGGAGCATTTAGTTTAGGTAAACTATTTGGATAAATATGAATTATAAAGTTATGCAAAGACCTATGTTTAAGATGGGAGGCAAGGCTGCTTCTCAAGGCACAGGTATTACATCAGGTCTAGATGAGAAAGTAAACATGACAGATGGTAGAGCAAACTATGCTGAGGGACCAACTACTTATCAAGATTTTTTAAACAGAGCTATGACTAATTATAATCTTAGACAACAAAAAATGGCTGATATGGAAAATTTAATTAATTTACAAGCATTAGGTAGAGTTGGTAATGTTTTAGCTACAGAGGAATCTAATAACCCTTTTGATATATTAAAAAATATCGCAATGTCAGGAACTGAAATAGCTTTACCAGCATTATCAGCAAAGAAAAAATTAGAACTTAAAGCATTAGATCCAACAACAGATCTTGCATTTGCTAAAGCATTAAAACCAACTAGTTCTGGATCACAAAAAGTTTTTGAAATGAAATTTGCTAAATTAGATAAACTTGAAAAAGCATTGACAAAATTAAATATGGAAAAAGAAAATTTAGATCCTAAAGATTACAGAGATCAAAAAGATAGAATAGAGAGAAGAATGAAACTAACTATAGGTTCTAGTTATCAAACAGAAGATGAACTTAAAAAAGATTTAAGAAAAGAATTTAACGATTTATATGGCACACCACCGACCGGCCCACAATTAGATAAATACCTAGAAGATTATAAAGCATCTATGGGTTTTGCAGAGGGTGGTAGAGTTAACAGAGCTATGGGTACACCTATGATGGGTGAACAACCAATGGCAAACCCTATGGCTGTTGAAAGAAAAGATGTGGCTATGGAAACAAAAGGTGAGGGCAACGATGCGTACGCTATGTTAAGAGCTAGACTACCACAAGAAGTACCAGACGATGTTGTAAAATTAATCGCATACAACAAAGAGGCTTTTGCAGACTTTGCAAGTATTAAAAACCAAGAAGACGTAACATCGTTCAATCAGAAATATAATGTCTCAATGAACATTGATGTGTCTACCGTATAAGGAGGCCAATGGACGAGAGTAAAAAACCACAGATACGACCTTTCTTACAAGGAGCTTTAGACAAAGATCCACTAGATAGAACATTTTTAGAAAAACTAGCAGTAGGAATATACGGACCAGGTATTGAGGCAAGAGAAGATAGAGATAAACCTTCTGCAGTGTTAGATGATGCTTATAGTGATTTTGTATTAGAACTACCAGCAGAGGTACAAGCTGATGTAGATAGATACCTAAACATATTTAAAAATGATCCCACACCTGTAATACAATTTTTAGATGAATATAAAAAAGAGGGATATTCAGAATATTTTAAAAATATATCCGACATTAAAGATATAGCAAATGAAAAAGATTTTGGAAGATTCTTAGATTTTAATTATCTTGGTAAGGGCTCGTACGATGCTTTGTACAGAAAAGATGAGGCAGGTGATAAGGCACGAAAAAAAGTCATGGAGTCTAAACTTACTCAGGCGGTTATTGGTCCAGGTCAGGGTCTATACACAGCGGTAAGAGGAACAGCAGAGACAATATCTGCGTTATCAGATCTATATCTTGACACGGAAACATTAGACAATGTACAGAAAGCTTTACCCGAGATGTCTCTCGATGATATTTATGGTGAGGACGCAGGTGGTGTTGCAAAATTTACCTCACTACTGACACAATATGGCACAGGTTTTGCTGTTGCACAGAAGGTAGCAAAAAAATTATTTGGTAATGTAGCTAAGACAAAACTTGCACAAAAAACTGCGGCTGTTGCAGCCACAAACAAAGCTGCTAACTATGGGGTTAACCTTGCAAAATATGGCGGCTATTGGGTATTGCCTGCATTTGCAGCTGATACAACTGTATCCGCTACAGGGCAAAAATCCGTAGGAGAAATATTTGGGGATGAGAGCGGTAATTTTTTAGAGAGAGCTTTAGCTAATACAAAATTAGAAAGTCTAGAAGGTATTACAAACCCAAAAGAATACGCGGCTGCCGTGTTAAGAAACAAATTAAAGTTTGGCACGGAAGGCACAGCATTTTTAGGTGCACTTAAATTAATAGGACCATCTATGAAAATGATGTCCACAGGATCCGGTGTGATACTATCCAATGTTGTGGGACCTACGGTTGGTGGTATGTCAAGAGTTTTAGCCAGTGAAAGAACAGGTATACCACAATTATTTAGAGGCATATCTAAAGCTGCTGACAAAGCTTTGACAAAATCAGGTATACCAAGAGCTGATCTTTGGAAATATTCAGAGTATGGTGCAGGTGTAAAATCTTCTATATTAAGAGCCATAGATCAATTTTCACAGAATTTTAAATCAGGTGGACCTTTTAACGTGCAGACTAGAAATGAACTTAAAAAATTAGACGGGTTAAATAAATCTGCAAAAAAATCTACAGATATATTTTTAAAAGATTTAGATAGACAGATGTATAAGCTAGCAGATGCTGGGTTTAATGATATATTATTTAATACAAACACAGCTAACCAAGCGTTAAGATATTGGGGCGATGTGTTAGATTATATGCGTGGTAATATGAAATTAGACAAATTACCAAAATCTTTACAATCCTCTTCTTTTGCGGTTAGAAAACTAATTGATGACTATACAACAGAATTGTCACCAATATTAAAAACCATGAATGTTAAAGACGATATTATAAAAAACATGGGTAGATATCTGCATCAGGGTTATGAGATATTTAAGAATAATAGATATAGAGCACCAAAAGAAGAATATAATGCTGCGATAGATTATTTTATAAAACTACAAAAATCTTTTAACAAAAATATACCACCATCAGATGCAAAAGTAGAGGCAACAGCCATGGTAAATAGAATACTCGCCATAGGAAGATCAGAGGGATCTACACCTGCACAGAGATTAAAAGCTATTGCAAATGCAGCACAGGAATTAAAAATACCAAAAACAACATTTAATAAATTTTTTAGTGAGGAACAACATTTACCAGATGCCATAGCTAAATTATTAGGCAAAGTTGAAGATCCAAAACAGATTATTATGGATACTATTGTTGAGATGGCACATACAGCAAATAGTTTTAAAGCTTACAGAGAGATAGCTGATTTTGGTGTAGATAATTTTATATTTAGAAACAGAAGAGACTACATTGAGTTTGCAAAGAAAAATGGTATTCAATCACCAAGAGATTTAGTAGAGATAAAAGTGTCGAAACCATATAATCTAGATTTACAAAAAATATTTAAGACTGGTAAGGAACCCATGCTAACTTTACCAGAGATAGCAAAAGCCATGAAAGACAACACTACAATCATGGACCAATTATTAAAATTACCTTTTATGAAATCTGCACTTGCAATTAAAGCAGGTATACAGATGAATAAAACCGTTTTATCTTTAATGACACAAATGCGTAACATAACTACAGCTGCTATGTTTGCGACAGCAAACGGACACGTGGGATCAGGTGCATCGGTTGCAGATAATTTTAGAATATTATTTGATGATCTTGTTGGTAAAACAAAAGATCCAAAAAAATTAAAAGAAATATTAGAGGAGGCTCTAGATAATGGTGCAATAGATTCGTCTACAATTGCACAAGAACTAGAACAAATGATACCAGAACTTATGGGCGGAACTAAACTTACACCTTCAGGCAAAACTATTATTCAAGGAACAACTTCAGATAATATATTTGCACATCTTTTTTCAAATAAAGGGGCTTTAGGTAGAGTCGTTGGTAAATCAATGGAGGCATATCAATTAGGTGATAACCTTTGGAAATTGTTTGGTTATAATTATGTTAAATCACAATTAAAACCAGCGCTTAGAAATCTAGATGATGTTAAAAAATATTTTAACCAAGTTTATAAATTCGATTTTAAGCCAGTTAGAGCGGATGGTACTAAAAAATCTTTAGATGATGCTGTTAAAGAGATAGCTGGTATCGAGATAAGAGACACATATCCAAACTATTCTATGATACCAACGTTTGTACAAAACGTTAGAAAGTTTCCGTTTGCAGGAAACTTCGTTGCGTTCGTATCAGAGATGTACAGAAACTCATTTAATATAGTTAGAGGTGGTATGCGTAAGCTACAGTCTGATAATCCATACATAAGACAGATAGGTGCAAGACAATTAATAGGTTGGACAACAACAGTTGGAATTGCAACACCTGTTGTCATGGACACAGCACAAACAATGACTGGTATCACAAAAGAAATGTATCAAGCGTACAAAGATAGGTTTGCACCGCCGTATGAGAAAGCATCTGATCTTATACCTGTTACACAGCAAAAAGAGGATAGATCATGGAAAGCAAGTAATTTTTCATATCTTGTACCATACGCTGATGTGGCTGGTCCAGTTAAAGCTGCAATACAAAGATTTAGACAAGGAAAAGACACAGATCAAGACACTGCAGATTTATTTGCAACATCATTAAGAGCTTTTGTAGTAAGATCATTAGAGCCTTTTTTAGCACCATCTATCATGGCAGAGACAGCATTGGAATTAACACCAGACTCAAAAGGTATATTTAGAAATAAAAACGGTGGTGTTATCGCTGACATAAAAAATGACCCTGATTGGTTTTCTAAAATCATGTATCATGCGTATAGAAAAGTTACACCTACAACCATAAGAAGTGGTGAGGAAATAGCACAAGCTATCGGTGGTGATTTATCTAAATCTGCAATTAAAAGAGATCTATTTGATACCGTATTAAAAGTGTTTACAGGATTTAGTATAACAAAACAAGATCCATACACATCGATGAGATTTAAATTAGGAACATACTCAGGATTATTATCTGATGTAAGAGGTGCATTTACAAGAGACATTAACAATGCAACAAAACTACAAAGAGATGCAAGATTACTTTTAAGAGGTTTAGATGCAGAAACAATTGCAAATGAATATGATAAATTACAATCAAATAATTATAGGGTTTTATCCGAAGTATACAAAGATGTGCAAGCGCTACGTACATTAAATTTTACTGAAAAAGAAATAAAAGATTTATTATCTGGAAGAAGAGCTTTATCTGATAAAGATGTTAGTATGGTTATGTCAGGAACTTATAATCCAGAAAATTTACCAAACTTTAAAAAAGACTCTGCATTAAGAAATACAATTAAAAATATAAATAGAGAATTGCAAACTAATTATAATGTAAATGATTTTGTAAGTAGAACAAAATTAGTTGAAATACGAAAAAAATATATGACAGTGCCATTAGGGTTATCAGAGGAGGAAAGAGAAGAATTTTTACGATCAACACCTGAAAGAAAAATAGAAGAACTTGTGCCAAAAATAGACGAAAGAATTAAAAAAATAGAAGGACAAACAGGCAGTGTGCAACCAGTTATACCAGCTGCACCTTTTTTACCAGATCCGCAAATAGCTAATATGTTTGCGGCTAATATTAACCCAACAACAGGCTTGACACAGACCGAGTCTGCATTACTATCACCAGAGGAACAAGTTATTGCGAGGAGACTAAGAACGTAATGGGAATGCAACCAAAAAATACTAGAGAACACATTTTATCTTTGTACGGACATATTTCAGGTGTCAAGAAAAATTTAAAACATGTACACGAAGACGTCGAGAAGTTGGGCGGTAAGATAGATAAAGTCTATTGGGTTCTCTTAGCAGCAGCGGGATCTGCTGTGCTCTTCGCCTTAGGAATATTATTTAAATAATGAATCTTACACGTAACTTCAGCTTGTTAGAGCTTACCAAAAGCGACACTGCTATTAGGAAGGGCATTGATAATAATCCTAATGCTGATCAGATAGAAAAATTAAAATTATTATGTGAGAATATTCTTCAGCCGGTACGTGACCATTTTGGCAGAGTTAAGGTGACAAGCGGTTTCCGGAGCGTGGATTTGTGTTTGGCGATTGGTAGCTCTGCAAATTCACAGCATGCCAAAGCTGAGGCCGCAGACTTCGAATGTCCGGGTGTTGATAATGTTGAACTTTTTGATTGGATTAAAAGCAACCTTACGCCGGATCAGCTAATCCTCGAGTTCTATACTCCAGGTGAACCAAACAGCGGGTGGATTCATGCGAGTTGGATAGAGGGAACACCAAGAGCATCATTCTTGCACGCATTTAAGGAGGGTGGCAAAACAAAATATAAACCCATATTAGGAAAAGCAAAAGATATATTTGTTTAGATCCAATCTCTCAACTCTTCACCCAATACTTCAGAGGCAACGTTAATCTTATCACGCAAAGCTTTTACTATTTTTTCATCGACAGTATCCTCACATATAATATCTATGTAAGTTACATTTTTTTTCTGTCCGATACGGTGCGCACGGTCCTCTGACTGTAAACGCTTTTCTAGGTCATATCCGTTAGAATAGTAGATCACGGTGTTTGCAGCCGTCAGAGTTATCCCATAGCCGCCCGTAGACGGCGTTCCTACCATAAACCGGCACTTAGGGTCGGACTGAAATTTACGTATGTTATCTTGCCTGTCTTCTTGTGGTGTGAGTCCATAATAATCGACCACGGACCCCGGACCATATTCTTTTTCTATATTATCTGTAATCTGTGTGATATCTCTTTGATAATTAGCCCAGATAATTGCCTTACCCTCTGTTTCCTCCAATATATTCATAAGCTCTTTTATTCTATTACTATCAACATCTTGTATTGAACCATCATCAGCTGTAAAATGCCCACATGTAATTTGATGTAGCCGCATTAATTGAGTCAACACAGTCATGGTAGATGTAATTTTTCCATTCAACATAGCAAGAGCATGTTTTTTCATTTGTTTATAAATTTTATCTTGTTCTTTTGTAAGAGTTATATGTCTTTTAATCCAATTTTTTGGAGGCAGGTCAAGGCAATCTTCTTTTAATACCCTGTAAGAAAAAGGTTGCAAAGACTCTGATAACTCACCGAGATGTCTAAATTCTTTTACCACCTGTATAGATCTACCTCGAACATTCATTGTTGTCATCTCAGCGTATCTATTTCTAAAAGCATAGTATGATGAAAAATCTAAGAGGTATGGGTCTAAAAATTCACATTGTGTATATAAATCCAATGGATTTTTTGTAACAGGAGAGCCTGTCATAATACGTTTATATTTTGCAAGTTTACCAAGACTAATAATATTTTTTGTACGTTTTGCAGTGGGTGTTTTGATAGTTGTAGATTCATCGATTGCCATCAAAACTTTATGTGAGTTTAAAAATTTAGAGGCAAACTTAACACCTTTGTCTGTAGACAAAGCCTCAACATTCATGACTAAAATATGTAAAGCTGTTTCTATTTCAAATAGTGTTTCTAATTTTTCCTGTTGTTTTTTTGTAATATTAGATTGCCATAATACGGTCACATTTTCTATGTGATCTGGTAAGTGCGTGGGTATCTCTTGTTCATACCAAGTTTTTACAACACCCTTTGGAGCAATAATTAACGCACCATCTATCTTACCTTTGTCGTAAAGCATGGACATATTATCAATTAACACTTTTGTTTTACCAGTACCCATCTCCATAAAATATGCGTACGTTTCTTTATGCCATGACTTTTCCAAAGCAGTCATCTGATGCTTATACGGCTTAGTCTTAAATTTATATTTCATCTTTCTATTGACTTTCATATATAGGA